CATTTGTTGGTGCTATGACAGGCACAGCGACTACTGCTACCAACGTAGCAGGCGGAACTGCAGGACAACTTCATTATCAATCAACTTCTGGCGTAACTGCGTTTGCTGGACCAGGAACAGCAGGCCAAATATTGGTCAGTGCAGGAACTGGTGCTCCTACTTATACAAATACTGGTTCTATATATGTAGCTGACTCAGTCACATCCACAAATATACGTGGTGGTGCAGCAGGTCAGTTACCTATCCAAAGTGGTTCGGGAACTACAGCTTTTGTTCCTGTGGGCACAGCTGGTCAATTCCTACAAGCAGGCACAAACACTGCCACATTTGTGTCAACAAGTTCAATGTATGTTGCTGATTCTGTTACATCAACAAACATACGTGGTGGGACAACTAATCAAATACACGTTCAAAGTACGGCCAATACCACAGCATTTATTACTGCGCCAACAACAGCATCAACTTATTTACAATGGAACGGATCGGCCTTTGCTTGGGCAGCAAGTGTAGGACCACAAGGACCACAGGGCAACCAAGGTCCACAAGGACCACAAGGACCCCAAGGACCACAGGGAAATCAAGGCAATCAGGGAAATCAAGGCAATCAGGGACTTATGGGACCGCAAGGACCACAGGGCAACCAAGGTCCACAAGGACCTACCGGACCAAGTGGACCACAGGGAAATCAAGGCAATCAGGGAAATCAAGGCAATCAGGGACTTATGGGACCGCAAGGACCCCAAGGACCCCAAGGACCAGGGGGAGCCCAAGGCAATCAGGGAAATCAAGGAAATCAGGGACCACAAGGACCACAAGGACCACAAGGATCTACAGGTGCCACAGGTGCCACAGGACCACAGGGACCTAGTGGACCAAGCGGTCCACAAGGGGCTACTGGCGCTACTGGACCATTTGGTCCGCTAGGAGCCACTGGACCACAAGGTCCACAGGGTGTAGCAGGACCACAAGGACCAACAGGACCTGCTAATTCTATAAATGCTACAGACGATACAACTACTGCTTCCGCATTTTATCCAATTTTTTCAGCAGGTACAGGTGCTCAAACTCCAAAAATATCCACAACTAGATTAACTTTTAAACCCAGTAATGGTGATTTAAACGTTCTTGGAAATTTTGCTGTAGGAACAACATCAACTATTACCAGTAAGTTTGAAGTTAGAGGTACAGCAGGGCAACTATTTAGTGTCCTTGATACATTTACTGGTACAATTTTTAGTGCTAACGATATATCTGGCATTCCAAGTATCGAAGTATTAGATACTGGTCTGGTTAAACTTGCTCAGTATAATGGACAGGTTGCAATTAACACAAGTACAGCACAGACAAACATGGGTCTAACTGTTAACAGCTCCACATACCTCATGTCATTAGGTGTGGGTACTGTAGCCAGCGGTACAACTGGTGAGATTCGTGCTACCAATGAAATTACTGCATACTATTCAGATCGCAGGCTTAAAGAAAATGTTCAAACTATTAACAATGCGGTAACCAAGTTGTTAGCATTAAATGGTATTACTTATACTCCGAACGCATTGGCTGAGAGTTTTGGATATGATAGAACTACTAAACTAGTTGGTTTATTTGCTGACGATGTTGAATCTGTATTGCCTGAAGCAGTAAGGCCTGCTCCGTTTGACATTGACGAAACTGGCAATAGTAAGAGCGGTGAAAATTATAAAACAGTACAGTATGAAAAAATTGTACCATTATTAATTGAAGCTATTAAGGAACAGCAAAAAGCCATTGATTCACTTAGATCCGAATGGGAACAGCTTAAAAGTAAATTTTAATTTGCAAGGGTCAAGATAATTATATGAGTAACAATTACGGCCCAACAATTGCAACTTCTGGTCTGACATATTGTCATGATATGTCAAACACACAAAAGTCATTTAAAGGTGCCCCTACCACCAACCTAGTTGATCCATCTTGGACCAGCTGGACTATCGATGGGTCAGGTCAGGGCTCTATAGGTACACGAACTATTACCAGTACATATGAATGTGTGATTTCCGATTCTGCTTCTAATACACGGCAAAATATATATGTTACTGGAATTTCTGCAAGTACAACCTATACATTTTCAGTACAGTTTAACAAAATAACAGGAGCCCCTACATTACGATTCCAGCTTCAGGCATACAATGGCGGCTCGTACATCAGTACTATGATATTTGCCACTACTGCACAATTAGGGCTCTCAGATATAGATGGCTGGCAAACTGCAAAGTACACAGTAACTACACCGTCTGGTACTACACAGGTATTGTGGTTTATGCAAGACGGTGACGATTATACTACATACACCCATTCGTTTAGATTAAGAAATGCACAATGCGAACAACAGAGTTTTCCGACACCATTTGTGGTAGGTACTAGATCAAATACACAGGCGGTTATAAATTTAGCTAGTTCTTCTGTAACAACTGCAACTAGTTTGACCTATGCTAGCGATAACACTTTTAGTTTTGACGGTTCTACAAATTATATAACCGTTGGTGCATTATCCGGACCTTTTGGATCATTTACGGTTAGCGTTTGGTTCTATTCAACCAGTGTTTCTAACTATAGAAATCCTATTGATTGTAATTTTAACTATAATGCTACAACTGGAAACATTGGACCTAGACTTGAACAGAATAGTTCTGGTAATTTAACTTGGGTAGTTAGTGGTAACACTGGTAATAATAGTATTGCAGATAACTTTACTGTACAATCGTCGGGGCTACAGGCCAATACATGGTATAACGCTGTCATAACTTGGACTAACGGATCAGCAAACACCTATTTAAATGGAGCGCCTGTAACAGTTAACGCTAGCACTCCTAATGGATTTGTAAATGTGTTTAATAATGTAATTATCGGCAAAGGTTTTCACTTAGACGCCGCATCAACAAGGTCATTTACAGGAAAAATTCCAGTAGTAAAAATATACAATAGGGCACTGTCGGCTACTGAAGTTGTACAAAATTTTAACGCCCTGCGGGCAAGGTTCAATGTTTAACTGAAATAACTACTATGACTACTAATTTAGATTACGAAATTGCTCATTTAGCAATAGAAGATTATAAGGCAGGGCTATATCCTGATGTAGTGGCCGCTGCCGAAGCACGAGGTGCTAATCTACAAGTAGTTAATCTAATGATTGGTAATGAATCAGTTATTACAGAAGAAGTATTTGTAGAAGAATCAGTTAAATTAGCAAGAGTTTCTGTGTGTAATGGTTGCGATCAATTGATGCCTGAAAATAACGGCACATGTAATCAATGTGCATGTCCCATATCTATGTTGGTGAACATGGAATTTAAATCCTGTCCTATAGGAAAGTGGTAAATGTCTGTAAACTTTAAAATTGCTGTGCAAATCTCAAACTTGCAACTACTATTAGATGCAAGTAATGTCAAGAGCTACTCTGGAACAGGCACGACTTGGTACGACATCAGCGGAAACAATAGACACTTTACTTGGAACGGCACCAACGGCGCACAGTTTACACGATCTGGTTCAAAGTCATATTTTTCTACAAACGGCACGCGAGCACAAGGTCCTGCAAGTAATAGCTTTGGCATTAATAACGGCACAGGGTATACTATCGTTATGGTATCTACTACACAATCGGATAACAGCAATAGTTCTTTCAAATTTTATAATACCTCTGGATCAAACAGTGCTTCAACTAGTAGAGGTATTTTTAATCATCCTGGCTGGGCGAACTACACGATGTATTTTGATCAGTCAACCTGTTGTAATGCTGATCAAAGAACACAGTACACTTTTGGACTTTCAGACATGCGTAACTTTAGGATATGGACATTTAGAAGTAGACTGTATGATAGATGCATTTTTATGAATGGAGTTAATTATATAACCAACTCAACCTATGCAGGAAATATTAACTTAGGATCAGCCGCAGTAGATTTAGGTAGTAGTGACGAGTATGGTGGTGCCGCCTCAAACTGGAACGGACAGATAGCCTACTTTGCAGTTTACAACACAGGGTTAGATGATACAACAATTTTAAATTTAACTAATGCATTGACAGGGAGATTCCAATGAGTCTGTCAGTAAATCTGTCAATTGTAATAAACGGATTGATATTCAATATGGATGCTGGAAACATTAAAAGTGTTTCTGCTCCTACAACAAAAAACATTGCAACGTCCATAACTCCTAGAGGTATAGGCGACAACGGAACAACATACAGATTCACTTCTGGTATTGAGAATGTTTACATTCCTACAGTAGGTTGGATTAACAGCAATTATGTTGATATGTATAACGATTACAACGGCGGATCTGGTAATTGTTGTCCCAGCCCATATGGTTACGGAGATAGTATACCCGTAACAGGTAGTACATTGTATACCTATGCTATTTTATATAAAAGCATAAACAGATATACCAATGCTAATTGGATGTATCATTACGAATTTGGAGCATCGGGTTACATCACAGAATACGGTGTACACATGGTCGGCGGACATAGCGGACAAGAAACACATTTAGGTGATGATTGGTATTGGAGCCGCGCTAAGTTTACTACTAATGCAAATGCTACAACAATCAATACTGGTTCTTGGATGTATCAGTATGCGACCTATAATAGGTTATATGTTGCTAAAATATTAATAGCTCCCGGAGACTGGACAGGCCTACATCCTAGTCAGTGGCCAGCATTGAACACAGTGAGTACAACTGTCAATGATTTAAGCGGCTTTGGCGCCAACGGTACAATTACCAACGCAAGTCAAAGTACAACTACTAATCCAAGCGCGGTTACTTTAAACGGTATAAATCAATATATTCGAACCAATCATGCGAACTATTCGAGTGCGTGGTCACCGAACGGAGTTAACGGTAACACCTCAATGACTGTTGAAGTAGTATTAAAAACATCAGACAGTGGCTTTATTGTAAGTAGAGAGTGGAACGGCGGCGGTCAATACAATTACACCATGACTAATGATTCTTTTGGACTCCATGCCAATGCCACAGGATATAGTGTGGGTTATTCATCTATTGCTACAGGATCTCCGGTACACATGGTATGGTGGATGACTCCTTCACAAATGGGGGTTTATAGAAACGGCCAGGTATATGTCAGTGCTACTAGTCACGGATTGAGCGGCAGCGGAGGTAGCTCCGGGTCTCAAAGTGGCGGAACATCTTTTGGAACTCTTTATCCCTATGGCGAAGGCTGGGGAGGTAATACAGGATTCAGTTTAGCAGGAGATTATTATATTGCAAGAATGTATAACAGATTATTATCTGCCAGTGAAGTTACACAAAACTTCAATGCTATTCGAGGAAGGTATGGATTATGAGCCTAACTCACGGATCATCAATAGTTAGGGATGGGTTGACCATGTATTTTGATACTGCCAACACTCAAAAATCGTGGAGGGGGGCACCAGCTACTAATTATATTCCAAACCCTTATGCTAGTTATAACGGTTCATCTTTTGTATTTGGATATAATTATCAAAATTTAGGAGCAACTTACACATACCGAACAGGAGTCGACAATCCCATTAATTCTCCTGGGGTATTAGAATATTACACTGGCACTACTGGTTATAAGTATTTTTCTGTAGATTCAACCAGTCTTCCTGCAACCGGCACATATACATTTTCATACTATGCTAGATTAGTAGGTACACCCGCCGGTGGAAATAATGCACCAATTGACAACCAACTATGGCGAGCAAACGGTAGTGATAGGTCAGTAACCGGTGATTGGAATCCTACATTTACATTTGATTGGAAAAGATACTTAACTACCGGTCCTGCAGAAGCATCAACAATTTTACAGTATTTTCCAGTACATTCTGGAAGTATTGTAGGCGGCTACACAATCCAATATTGCGGGTTTCAACTAGAAACTGGAAGTTATGCAACTCCCTTTGTTGTAGGAACTAGAAGTTCCACACAGGCTGTCGTTGATTTAACTGGTAAAAATTCTATTACGGCAAGTAGCCTAACTTATAATAGTGATAATACATTCACATTTACTAAAGCAAGTGCAAACTATCTCACTTTACCGTTACTATCATCAGTGAATACCAACGTGTCGGTTTCTTGCTGGGCTTATGTTACATTAGGAACAGCGGGCTGTATTTTTGAAAGCGGCTACGGGTCAGGATTTGGTGTTGGCATCGGCAATAATTATTATACAGCCGCCGACCCGGGGAATAATATTGTTGTATTATTTCCCTTAGTTAGATGGATATCAACAGGTGTATCATATGGATCAACTGGTTGGAAAAATGTAGTTGTAACTATGGACGGTTCTGCTGTCCCAAGTGTATATTTAAATGGTTCGTTGGTGGGCACATATTCTGGAACTGCTCCGTTAACTCCAGTGACAAATTCCTATGTAGGTAGAAATGTAGGAGATGAAGGTAGTGCTACTGACCGTGCATTCGATGGTAAAATTGCCTCTGTAGCTTTTTATAATAGAACATTATCAGCCTCGGAAGTCACCCAAAATTTTAATGCATTACGGGGAAGATACGGATTATGATTTACAAAATTTACGGTAATCAGTTGTCCGTAGCATTATCAAATAATGCTAAATTTATTATCTTTTCATTTGATGGCAAGTATGCATTGGTTAGATCTGACACTGAATTGACCAATGTCATTGAACAATATGATGAAACACAAATGAATTCTCTATACTCAGATCATTTATATAGACAACCTTGTAAGGACTGTTAACATGGCAATATTTTCTGGACCGAATTTAGTAACAAACGGACTTATACTAAATTTAGATATTTCAAATCGTAAATCCTATATACGATCCGTGTCATCGTCGCTGATCAATACTGAAGCATGGGCAGTAGGGCAAACAGACAGTGTAGGTTTATACAGTGCTAACGGATCTGCAGGTGAAAACGGAAGAATATCTGGAACAGATCCTTGGGGTAATACCAGTACCCTATGGGAAACCAGAGCCAGCGGCAATGGTAACGACGACGGAGGATGGAATACTGGTACTCTTTCAATAGATCGTACAAAACTATACAGATTTTCTGTTTGGGTAAGAAGAACCAGTTCTTCAAGCGGCGGTACATTCTATCTAGGAACAGGTTCTAATGGTGGTGTGTTTTCTACGCAAGACGGTGGTGAAAAAGGTAATCCATATTGGGAATGTGTTGGCACCGGATCTCTTGACCAAAATCAATGGTATCTGGTATGCGGGCACATTTATCCCGCAGGCACTACCTACACTGGAAATCATCCAGATACTGGATATTATCTTCCAGGCAGCGCAAATAAAATAAGGAACGTAGGATTCTGTAATATTGTCAGCGACTTGAAATGGGGTCCTACCAGTACAACGGGTCAGCATCGTTGCTATCATTATTATTGTGGTGATAGTACTACCAGACTTAACTTTGCTGATCCACGGGTTGACCTATGTGACGGGACTGAACCAAGTATCAGCGAACTAGTTATCAACGGTGCCACCATGATAATGGATACAAGTGAAAGAGGGAATCATCACAGATTATCCAATGGTTATATTCCCACTGCTACTGCTCCAGCAAGATTTCAACTAGATGGCACTAATCACGGCTTCGTAAGAGCAGCCGCACTTAACGGGGCCACAAATAATTGTACTGTGGTAATTTTCTATAAGACCACAGACACACAGGAATTATGGGTAAGAGGAAATCAAAATAATTCATGGTATCTGAGTGCAAGTGCAAGTAACAATTACTATCACGGGAATGTTGGAGCACCTACTAATTTTGTAGATCTAAATACTGTTGTTAGACCAGACAGCCCAACAAACTATAGAAATGGAGCATATCATATGTGGGAAGCCAAAGGCGTAGATTTTAGTGCTTGGACTTACTTTGAATGGTTCTTGTATCCTAGTGCATGGCAGTTAGCAGGAGATGTATCTAAAGTTCTGGTTTATAATAGATTTATTACAGCAGATGAGTCAGCACAAAATTTTGCTTCCTTTAGAACAAGATATGGATTATGAGCACATTTTATGGACTTAGTACTCGAATCTGCCGAACTGCGTTAGACTTATTAACGACCTATCCGTTTCTTTCAGGTAAGGACAACTACTATCTACTTTACCCTCAGGGTCCTAATAGCGTCGGAGTACTAACATATTGTGATATGACTATTGATGGTGGCGGTTGGATGATGATTGCTAGATCTCATCCTAGCATAGTTAACTATAATAGTAATAATTGGGGTTGGAGAGGAGGAGCCATTGGTTCCGCAAAAGATTTTGGCCAAGCATATCAATTAGGATGGTGGACATTCTTTAATGGAAATACAACATTTTCAAGTTATATATTTGGGAACAGAAATAATATCAATGATAATACTTGGGGGGCATTTGTTTATAAAGTAACAATTTCAGATTACACCACATTTACAACAAGTGATACGCAACAAGGTGGTACTTCATATACAACTTTAAAGTCAAACACAAGTATATATGGTAGTACTAGTTTTCCAGGTATGCAAGGAGCAATTGGTTATCCAATATCGGGTACATCAAGTAATTTTTATTATATGCGAGATTGTTGCGGGTTTACCGGATATGGTGCTTATGCAACATTTATGAACACGGCCTATTGTGGTAATGACAGCGTCGTTTATTATTCGGGACCGTGGTGCGGCGGCAGCAGTACTGATGGTAGTGGCAATTTCTTATCAGGGACATATCTGTCAGGCGGTGGGAATAGGTATGGTGGTACAAATCAATATATGATAATGGTGAGATAATGACAACTATAAAAATTTTAACTAAAACTGATACAATGACAATAAATGGAACTATTGATTTTCCAGTTGAAGAAATGCCAGTTGGTGCCAAAGGGTTTAGGTTCAATGGGAGTAGTCTTGCGACCCTAGAAAATCTAGAGAAATATTGGAAATTTGTAGAAGAAGTTTTTGCGGAAAGCAATATTTCTACTGATGATTACATAACATTATTAGAAATTGAATGTCAATAAATTACAACCCAAAAAGTACTAAACTAGGGGCAGATTCTGTGGGATATACTAATGATTATATTTTCTTGGACAAAGTACACTAAAGAGTATTAAGCAAAAACCTCCCAAAACTTCAATAATTTTAAAAGGAATATAAGGCATATGAGTTTAGCACACGGACCAGCAATCGTTACATCTGGATTGCTTTTATACCTCGACGCAGCCAATTCTAAAAGTTATCCGGGATCAGGCAATTTTTGGTATGATATTAGTGGTAACGGAAATAATGGCACATTAGTAAACGGAGTCGCATATAATAGCGGCAATGGCGGAAATTTAGTATTTGATGGAGTCAATGATTATGTAAGCGTTAATTCTAATTTAGTACCAACAAACATTACAGTCAATGCTTGGTTTTCTATTTCTGCTTCAGCATCACAAAGAATTTTAAGATGGAGATTTTATGGGTATGGTATCACTTTGACTGCTAACAACGCTATAGATATTGATGTTTGGAGTACTGTAAGTAACAACATAGGTGTTAGTTCTACTGATAATTATATTAGCCTAAATCAGATTTATCTTGCAACAATGACTGTGGGTAGTTCTGCAATAAGTTTATATGTAAATGGAACTTTGATTAATTCTGCATCGTTGGCAGCGAACTCAATATATTATCAGTCAGACGGAACTGGATTAGCCATAGGTACAGACGCCGGAGGATTAAACAAATTTTTGAATGGGAAAATATATTGCACTACTATATATAACCGCGCCCTTTCGGCAACCGAAGTTCTACAAAACTTTCAGGCTCTACGTGGGAGGTATGGAGTATAACTATGGCAGTATATCATAATTCATATATTCCTATGACCGGTCTAGTACAATGTCTGGATGCTGCCAATCCACGTAGTTATCCGGGGTCCGGTAGTACATGGTATGATATATCTGGCAATGGACACAATATAGCATTAGGAGCAGGTGTTAGTTTTCAAAGTGGTGTTGGTAAGGGAGTTTTACAATTTGCTAAAGACGCAACCGGCACAGGTATAAATTCAACATTAAATTTAGCATCAAGCAATAATACAGTAATATCATTTGTAAGAAAATTGTCTGATGGTGATGTTGGTAGAACAATCACTGCACTAAACAATAACTGGTTAATGGCACACCATGATAATACATGGGGCGACTATTATGCTGAAGGTTGGGTAAATGATATAGGCAGTCCAACTAGCGATACTATATGGAGAATGTTTACTGCTACAGGAAATGTTGTGACAGATGTTTGGGCAATTTATGCTAATGAAACATTATTAGCAAGTAATAGCAACGGTAGTCAGGGTCCAAATGGTTGGAATCTTAACGCACAATATAGTCAATATTCAAGTTGTCAAATAGCAAATTTGTTAGTGTGGAATAGAGTATTAACAACAACTGAAATTTCACAGGTGTTTAATTCTTTTAGAGGAAGGTACGGAGTATGATAAAGATAAAATATGTAGATCCTATTTCTAAAAATGATGTTATAGAAGAACTTGACGATTCGATTGTTGATGTTGGTAAGTATTCTATCAACTTGCATAAAACCTATTTGTGCAAAGATGAATGCTACGGAGAAAATTGTAAAATATGGCAAGAAGTAAATGATCGTTTTATATTAGTTGGAGTTCAAGATTAAATGCCTGTATTTTATGGTCCTACTATAGTTACTGACAGTTTACAGATACATCTAGACTGGGGTAGTCTGAAATGTTATTCGGGATCAGGAACAACATTTTCAAACATAGCATATCCTTCAAGGAATAACGGCTACATTAAAAATAATGTAATCTACTCAGCAATTAATGGCGGAATATTAACAACAGGTGGAGCACAAAGCGGTGCATTATATAATGTAGGAGACAGGATAGACATAAACACCAGTGCCGCCGGCGTAGATAGGTTTGGTGCTAACAGCTTTAGTATTATGGTCTGGGTTAATCAAATTTCTTCATCTGGTAGAATATTAAGTACAGGTAGTGCTGGCACAGGAACTGGAAATAGTGATAATTGTATATGGTATATGTGGATGGATACTAGCCAATACTATTGGTGGAATAGTGCCGGAGGCGGCGCGAACAACATCACAGCATCAGGAACATGGCACACTCCCGGAACGTGGCAACTGATTGGATTTACCTATAGTTATAATGAAGGCGGTAATGATATAGTTAGATGTTATACCAACGGTGTTTTACAATTTTCAGGAACAACTCCAACCGCATCACATAGCTACATAGATCGAAGCGGCGAAACAACAATGCAGTGGACATTAGGTGGCGGATATAGCAGCAGTTGCTATAATCAAAATTCGGCCTGTAAATTTGGACCATTTTCATTGTACAATAAAAAATTATCAGATTTAGAAATGCTACAAAACTTTAATGCATTGCGCGGGAGATACGGCATATGAGTGTATTTTGTGGTCCTAAAGTATTTGGTAGCATATCTCCGAGTTGGGTAATTGATCCTCTTTCCTTTAAAAATCAAGAAATTTTTGGCACTAATTTTTATTCTAATTCTAATTTTTCGGATGGCGCCGGCATTCCTCAAGAAAGCGGAAGTAACGCAACAAACACAATCATACAACTTGCTAATCCCGGCTCGACACCTTTTGTATTAGAGCAAACAGCTGGCACACCGTATACAGAATATCAAATAAATTTAACTACACAATTAATAGCAAATACCACATATTGTATGAGCGGATGGTATGCGGAATCTAGCGACTATAGCTGTGCTGATGGCAGCAGAATGTTTCACTCTCGTGCATTCAGCAATTCAGGGGCACATAATGCAACTGGCATAGGAATAGGAACAACAATAAAAACTCGAGTAGTTAACGGTATAACATGGAGATATTGTTACGAATTAATAACAACACCCTCAGATTATAGTAACAGCTTTAACTGGTATGTCGGATATGGAAATAACACATATACAGGCCACAGATATTATACAAATTTAAAATTAGAAAGAGGCACATTTCCTTCTATTAGAAACGTTTTAGCAGATTTTTCTCATACATATTCAGTTAACGGAACTAGCTTTGATAGTCAAGGGGGAATAACACTCGATGGAATTAATGATTATGTAAGGATTCCATTTGACAGCACATTCAATGTAACTTCTAATCCGTTTTCAGTAATTGTATGGGCAAAAAGAAATGACTCGTCTACTGGTTATAACGGATTAATAACTGCTGACAGCTCGGGCGATAATACTTGGAAAATTTTTAAAGATATTAACGAAGCCTACTATAAAGCTCGAGTTGGTAATACAATAGTTGCGATTACTGGAGGGTATACGGTAGGAAGATGGCATCAGTTTGCTTTTACTAGAGCAGGATCGGGTGCATCTACTGTAATTAAAACTTACTTGGATGGCGTTGAAGTAAACAGCCTGACTGGATCTATAACAGACCCTGCTAGTTTTTCTAATGATCTTGCACTAGGATCTTATAGACTCAACGACGCTGTTTCTGGATATTTTCTTATGAATCAAACTATAGGTCCAATATATTTTTTCAGAGGAGCACTAACAGCACAGGATATATTGGATAACTTTAATGCATTGCGCGGGAGATACGGCATATGAGTGTATTCGCTGGACCTAATATTATAACCAGCGGTCTTGTTTTAAAACTTGATGCCGTTAACTCTAAAAGTTATAACGGAACTACAACATGGTATGATATGAGTCCATTGAGGGCCAACGGTACCATGTACGGAACTGTTCCTACATCTTCTGACGGCGGCGGCTGCTTTGATTTTAGCACAATTTCAGGCACCTACTCCGGCGATGCTAGTTTAGGATTCACTTTTGCTAGCAATATGATTCCTACAACAGGTAGTTTTACATTGTGCACTTGGCTTAAAAATCCTCCTGCCAGTGTAGGGCAATGCGGAATGTTTAGCAATGCCGGTGGTGCAAACGGATATAGATTCGGTGTTGGTCGAGATGCTTGTTATGTGCTAATGTCAGGAGCAAGCGGCGAAGGATACTCCGAGCCACAACTATCTTTCAGTTCTACTTTAAACACTACATTGTGGTATAATGTCTGCATGGTGTTTGACAGAGTAGGCACCAATAGCGGTGGTACACCCCAGTGGCAACTTTATCTAAATGGAGTATATCAAACAGCTACCAATATGGGTACTCCTCAATCAGCCGCAACAACCACGGCAGCTCCGGGGCTGGTTCGAAGTGCTTGTTGCGGGCTATATACTGGGAAATTAGCTACTTTTTCCGCTTATAATCGTGCTTTGAGTGTTTCCGAGATAATGCAAAATTTTAACTGTCTAAGGAGTCGTTTTGAGATTTAGAAATTTTAATAAATAACTTGTAATTTTATTTTTTGATATAACTAAACACAGCCTATAAATAAAAGGCCACTAGGATATATTAAGGGCAATTTTATCAGCTATAGGATTATCTAAAACAATAAGCAGAGCCAAGGAATAAGCAATGGGAACATTACCGGGCACCGGTCAACAAATTAGTATGGGCAAAGTACAAAAAGCCTATAATAATGTAACTCCTGGTACAGGAGGTAATGCTATAGCTGGAAGTCAAAATGTTAGGTTGAGTGCCAGTCTAGGAGCTAACTATGGAGGTAAGTCGGCTGGAGCGGCTATAAGTTTTAGTTCTACCTTTGGTGGTTTGACTACTCCTTACTCATATCCAGGACCCGGCGGATCATAATTTTTTTAGGATGAAAATGGTTAAACGAAAATTTAATATAGATAAAATACTAAAATTAGCAGCAAAAGGCCCTTCAGAATGGGAACTAGACAATATTATATGGGGAGATAGATTATCTAATCCTAAAACACTTTTGCTATTTTTAGAAAGAATTAAAACTTTAGAATCTTTAGCTAAATCTGCTTCCGCTGATGAACAAAAAGAGTTACAGATACTGCGAGAGCTAGCCGACGATCTTAATGAAGAAGAAGTAGTTGAAATGCTGTCAGACGATGAAGAAACTGTCAAGCACAATTTTATAGAATCTTTGGCAAGGCAAAATGCGCTAGAAGTTTTATGTAAAGATAGGATGAGCATTGAATCTATGACAGTGATGTGCAAATTAAGCCCAAATGATTTTATTCTAGTATCCAAGCGCACGCAGGATCTAATAAATTCAATTCACGAATTAGTTATTCAAGGGGAAACGTTAAGTAGCGATGTGGCGGGAGCATGAAAAAAACAGTTTTTAGCTCAAGTCAATGGTCTTTAAAAAAAAGTAAACTGGCAGTTTTAGTACCTTGTAGAGATATTTTACATTCGGCCCATGCATTGTGTTTAACTGAACTCGTGAAACTTAATACCATGAACAACATAGATACACATGTTGTTATGGAAGCTAGCACTATTCTTTTAACCCAGCGTGAAAGACTGGCATTAGAGGCTCAAAATATTGGTGCAGATTACATGCTGTGGCTAGACAGCGACATGGTTTTCCCTGCATCTACAGCACTTAGATTACTAGCCCATAAAGAACCCGTGGTAGCGGCCAATTATATTAGGCGTCAACCGCCCTACAAAGGCGTAGCCTATCAAACCATAGGTGATTGGCAAAATCCTTTACCATACGAAACATATGATGAACTTATAGAAGTAGAAGGTGTTGGTATGGGCTGTATGCTGGTTAAAACTGAAATTTTAGATAAAATCAAGCGGCCTTGGTTTGAATTTGGATGGACCAGTAAAACAGACGATTGGCTAGGCGAAGATATGATATTTTGTCAAAAAATGACCGCAGCAGGATATACAGTAAAAATAGATACTCAGTTGAGTATGGAAACTAGACATCTAGGAACCTATGCATTTGGTCCTGATCTATTAAATTAAATTCAATAATATTTCTAGCTTGGTTCTTATGGTCTTGTTATTAAGGCTCTGCTTTAGAGCTTGATGTAAGGGTTTAGGATATAAGTTATAACTGCACCAGGCATATCCGCTATGTTCGTTGTTTAGAGAAGGAATAAATTCCTTGTCTACAATTAAAACATATGTATTGTAATTAAATTGTTGATCGTTACTGACAAAAAGTTCTAATGGCACTATTTTTTTAATAGTGGGAATTTTCCCTACTTCTTCTTGTATTTCTCTACTCAAACCATCTAAGATAGTGTTATCATTGGGTTCTTTTTTACCCCCAACAAGCCCCCAAGCGCCTATTGTTTTTTCCTTGGTTCTTTGCACAAAGAGAAAACGTTTAGTTTCTTTGGCCAAAAACAGACCACCGCTACAAATAATTTTTACAGAACCAGTCTCCATAACTGCTTATCATAAATCCCTTCAAAACTTTTAGTCCAAGATCCTTCTATCCATTTATATTGAACACCAGTGTATGAATTAGTTATGTAGGTGACTGCAGTTTCAGTTAAAGAATTGAATAGTATATTCCATGTAGAACCATCCCATTCTACAATATCATTTGCATGAGCTTGAAAATCGGATGAATCCAAATTTTTCCATGCTTGAGGACCTATATATCCTACTGTTCCATATTTAGGATTTACATTAATATCTTCCAATATCAAATATCTTGTTCCTGCAACCTTAACTTTAGGGTTATAATTCTCAGGATTAATTATAGCATCAACAGTGCCTCGACCTGAAATAATTGTGTTAGATGGCAGAGTAGCAGGATCAAAATTTAATAGCATACGATTATCATCTAAAGGATCTATACTTATATAGGCAACTATTTCTGTATCGTTATCTTTGTTTAATCTTAAAGTGCTTAGGCCTGCTCTAAATTGCCCAGGATATAAATCTAAAATATTATACCAACTAGCTCGATTACTAGGAACATTTAGTTCTACTAAACTTTGATTGCTAGCATTATTGTAGATCAGACTGGCAACATTATTAATAACAAGTAGATCAAAATTACCTGGTGTTACTGTTACACTGCCTTGATCATCTCCTATATTACTGAGCACAGCGTCAGTTAAATCAAAATCGCTGGCTATAGTTCCAGGAACATTTGAAAATATATTAGCAATAATTTTTGTAATAATGCCCAGTCTCTTTACCTTGGCAGGTGGTGTTATCCATATAGGAGTTTCAAATATCATGGTCAAAATGTCTATATTTTGTTCCACGCCCTGTGGAATGTTTCTGCTGGTAAATATTTGACTTTTTAGAGTTACTGTAGATAAACTGGTCCAGTCTATGTAGTTGTCTGTAGTCTGTAATTCAAGGCTGGGGTTAAACAATACTGCAATCTGTTCCCATATTTGGAATTTTTGATCAGTATTAGTTGACCAAATATCTGCAGCAAAATCTGCAAGGTAAGGAGTTGGCATTAATCTTTCTACTGTGTAATTAGACCCTTGCTTATTAATATAATATTCACCAGTTTCTTCATTGAAAGCACGCTCTCTAATGTGTATCTTGCCTACAAAACTAGGATCTTGAACTCTATTTCTATCATACTGTAGATCTTTTACATAGCAGGCAATAAAAGGTGCTGATGGTATAACATTTTCTGAATTCTTATTCAAAATACTAGCGACCTGTCTGTTCATATCACCATAACGAACAGGAACCCTAATTATATTACCTTTACCATCTTTATAACTAAAGTTGCTGAGCATTCTAATGAATTGCCCGATATACCGTTTAAGTTGACCGTCATAAAAATGATCCATATTAGTTGTCTGCCTTAGGTTTAAGTACCTTGCTCAATGCTTGCCTTTCTTGAACCACAGAGCCTGCAATAGTAGACGTATTGGTATTATTGATAAAGCTAGATTTTTGAGTTTGACGAACAGCAGAACCAGAAAATGTGCCGTCTGAGGTATCTTCTGTACCAAAATTGTTCATGGTCATTCTGACGTTATCTTCAAATCTTACCCAATATCTACCGTCAAATCGAAACAGCCTATTAGGAAGATAATCTGTACGTAGGAAAAATTGTCCTTTGGTAGGCACAGCAGGAAATGTGATACCAAAACTATAACTTGAACCGTTTGGGGGTATACCATCACCTGTTAGATATCCTGCCTTAACATAGATATTTTGGTTAGGAGTTTGCAGTATGATACTGGCATCTTGTACGGCTTGATCAACACTGGCCAACAGACCGTATTCACTGGCATCTATCACATCAACTAGGCCTGTATCAGAAGAAGTTGGAATAACAAAATACTGCTTAGTTTCAAACCCGCTCTGAGGGGCATCCAGTTCGGCCTGTGCTATAATTTGATCATTAATTTCAATATTCTTCTTATAGGTGCTGATAATATCCTGTAATGTGCTACCATCTCCAGCACCGGAATCTTGTTCTAATATTTCTTTAAATTCTTGGCTGTCAACTAGCGGCGCACATTTACAACGTATGAGATGAGGATACCAGGTTTGACTATATCCTGTTGCAGGCCTAGTCACATCTTGAACAACATAAAACCTTCTTAGAGCAACAAGACTGTTATCCAAGGCATATTCGTCTTTTTGATGGGGAATTTCTAGCACATCACCGGGCATTAATTTCCTTTGTATGGTATCTACACAATTTCTTAAATGAAAATTAATTAGTATATTATCATTTTGTAGAAATAGCCCAAATTGGCTTAGGTTAAAATCAACATCTTGTAGGGTATAAATTCCACGCATAACATAAATGTCAGGATCGTACCGCCTGTCTCTGTTTTCTAAAAATAATAGATCTTGAATTCCAAGTTCAGGAATATCTTGAGAATTTACAGGCAGTGTAGGAGTGCTTTCGCCTTCATCAGGATTTACAGGTCCTAAATATTTGTGAACATATACATCTGTACCACCAACCTGAAATTGTTCGTTTATGACACGATCTAAAAATTTAAAATCTGGACCTTTTTCTGGTTTATACAAGCTTAGTCTTGGCATAGTGATATATTTATAGGTAAATAATATTATGACTGAAACAGAAAATCAACGACAAAAAGTTGTAGAATATATACAGGCCATGCTTGGTGGTGGCATGGTGGACGTCGAATTAGATCCTAATCACTACTCAATTGCAATAGATCGTTCATTGGCTAAATTTCGTCAACGTAGCTCTAATGCTGTAGAAGAAAGTTTTGGAGTTATAACTGTAACTACAGATAACAATGATTATGTTTTACCAAAAGAAGTAGAAAACGTAAGACAACTTTTCCGCCGTTCCATAGGAAGCCGCACAGGTGGCGGTGATGGTGGTACGCTCTTTGAACCATTTAATTTAGCCTACTCAAATACTTATCTACTAACATCTACCCACATGGGAGGTCTAGCTACCTATTATGCATTTGCCAGCTATCAAAAATTAGTAGGTAAGATTTTTGGCAGTGAAATAAATTTTACATTTAATAAAACAACCAAACTACTGACCATAATGCAACGTCCTAGAACTGACGAACAATTACTGGTATGGATGTATAACTATAGACCAGATTTTAACCTATTACAGGATAACTATGCGGGACAATGGCTTAGAGACTATGCCTTGGCTACCTGTAAGGTTATGCTGGGTGAAGCAAGAGAAAAGTTTGCTCAGATAGCCAGCCCTCAAGGTGGAACTCAACTAAACGGAACCGCATTGAAAACCGAAGGTAAAGCAGAAATAGAACAGCTTGAACAAGACCTAATAAATTACAAAGAAGGCTCTACTCCGTTAACATTTGTAATTGGCTAAAAAATAGTTGACATCTGTAATAACAATACATACAATAAATTATGTTTGTTAAATTAATCACGGCTAAAGACAGATATTCAATATGTAAATCATGCGAGTCTTTTCAGCCCTTACTAAAAATTTGTTCACAATGCGGTTGTTTTATGCCTGCTAAAGTGACTTTGGCCGCTGCCTATTGTCCATCGAAAAATGGGAAAAATGTAATAGTGAAGTAAATGGAAAAAATTATAACCTAGAGGATTAAATGATTATAGGTTTTGTAGGATTTATCGGCTGCGGAAAAGATACTGCCGCAGATTATCTCGTCAATGTTCACGGATTTAGACGAGACAGTTTTGCCAATACATTAAAAGATGCTGTTGCTGCTGTTTTTGGTTGGGATAGAATTTTGCTAGAAGGCAGAACCAAAGAAGCTAGAGAATGGCGAGAACAAGTAGACACTTGGTGGGCTGACCGCTTAGATATGTCAAATCTAACACCGAGGTGGGTTCTACAGCACTGGGGAACAGAAGTTTGCCGTCAGGGGTTTCACGATGATATCTGGATTGCCAGTCTAGAAAATAGATTGAGAAAAACTAAAGATAATATTGTTATCAGCGATGTAAGATTTCCTAATGAAATAAAAGCCATTCACACTGCTAATGGGTTTGTAGTAAGGGTGCAACGTGGAAAAGACCCTGAATGGTATGACGACGCTGTGAATATGAATAAAGGTCCAACTAATATGTCATGGGCAATTAGTAAGCAGAGAATGACAGAACTTAATATTCATTCAAGTGAAACTAGTTGGATAGGTGGAAATATAGATTACATAGTAGATAACAACGGTAGTATGGATCATCTCTTTGATCAACTTAAAAATCTGGTTTCAAATCACCATATCGCCATTTAATACCTTCCTTCTGTAGTATTCTCTGGCAATTGGCACATACAGTTTTTAGATTAGTGAACTTAAAGTTCTGCATATTACCATCAATAAAATATACATCAAATTGTTCTTCATGTTTTGAACTATAGTTACACTTTTCACAATTTAATTTTTTCTTATATCCACTACGTTGCCATAGAGGACGCAGTTTTACATAGCCTCTGGAACAATGGTCACATTTGGATCTATAGAAAGGTTTACCATCTTTGTAATAGTTAATGGCAACTGGTCGTTGCCTACAATCTGTACACAAATTTCTCATATACGCCCTTTTCACTGCCCTTTAGCAAGTATTTACCACGTTGATTTTTTAGTAAACCTGCTAAATACTGCAAAGAAATCCTTTAAGGAGATTGATAATGGCACTAGATTCACCAGGAGTAGAAGTTACGGTAGTCGATGAGAGTTTTTATACACCATCTGCACCTAGCACAATACCAATGATTTTTGTAGCTACCGCGAAGGATAAAACTAATCCTTCGGGCGGCACAGCACAGGGCACTACCCAAGTTAACGAAGGCAAAGTCTGGTTAATTACCAGCCAACGTGATTTAACTGATACCTTCGGTAAGCCCACATTTGAAAAAAATAACGGAAACAGTGTTCATGGCAGTGAACGTAATGAATATGGACTTCAAGCCGCTTACAGTTTATTAGGTGTAACATCCAGAGCATATGTTGCCCGTGCATCAGTTGACCTTAATGCCATTGCAGCCTCTAGTATTGTTCCTGTTGGAGATCCAGTGCCAGGAACCTATTGGTTAGACAGTAACGATAGTACATTTGGTGTATTTTCATGGGATCCTACCACAGAAAAATTCACAAAAGAATCGGTAACATATCTAGATTACAGCGATATGGACGATACTGTAAACTTTGATATAGGCACAGGAGCTCCAACCAGCGCATTTGGCAGTCAAGGTGAATACTGCATGGTCATGGGATCTAACATAGACAATGTGTTATATTACAAAGACACTAATAACGATTGGATAGTGGTTCAAAACGGTTTTGATGGCGGAAAAGATGTTCAAATAAGCCCACATTCTAGTGTGCCGGCTTATACAACAGCTACAAACGCAGATAGTCTATGGATTAAAACCACCTCAAGCGCAGGCGGTGCATCTTGGGCGGTAAAATATTACAATGCTTCTACAGAACAATGGGTGACCGTTGCTGCTCCTATATACGGTAATAACAGAGAAGCAATTTATAAACTGGATAAGTCTGGAGGAGGCAGGACAATCAATCCAGGGACTGTCTACATTGATTCAGATATTGATAGTGTGGCTAACACAACGGCTAACTTTAGATTAATGCGTAGGGTAGATGATTATCCTACTGTGGCCAATGGGGTTGCTACTACACGCGATAAGTTTTATCTTACCGGTGTAAACACAACCACAGTGAAAACTATTTCTTTCTATATGAAGGAGACTCTAGCAGGTACAGGTTCATGGTCCAGCACAGCCACAATTACTCTCAGCGCCACAGACACAGCCACAATTTGGGCTTCTTTGGTTCCTGCTGCGGTCAGTGCAGCGGGTATGACCAATGTTACAGCTAATTGGAACTCAACAACCAAAAAACTGTCAATCAGCCATAGATTAGGCGGAGAAATTTTAATCTCTGATAGTCCTAGCACTGCTCCCAGATACACATTTGTCAAAGACGTTTTAGGAATCAGCGACGATGTAAATAATGTCTACGATGCGGCCGCAAATGAAATTGAAACCTCCTATACAGGTTCTACTGGTAGTGTATATGTTATCAGCAATTGGGAACCTCTAGTATATGAAGCTCAGGAAACTGCTCCTTACACAACAGCATCAAACAGCACTATTTGGTATGACAGTAATTTTAATGTTGTGGATATTATGATTAATGATAATGGTCTGTGGAAAGGATATCTAAATGTTTATCCTGATACAGATCCATTAGGACCTATTGTAAGCGCAACAGAGCCAACTACACAGCAAGACGGTGTTACCAATCTTGCAAATGGTGATATTTGGATAAGCACAGCAGACATGGATCGTTATGGTAAAGACGTTTATGTATATGACGGAAGCCAATGGATACTGCAAGATGTTACAGACAATTCAAGTCCAGATGGGTGGTTATTCGCTAACGCAAGATGGGCCACAACTGGCACAACATCAGTCGCAAGTTCTATAGCTGATTTATTATCAAGCGATTATACAGATCCAGATTGTCCAGATCCAGACTTATATCCTAAAGGGTTAAGGCTATGGAATCTACGTCGTAGTGGTTACACAGTTAAACAATATAACACAAACTATGTAGATACTACAACATATTCAGGTTATTTCCCAGATCGTTGGACCTGTGTTACTCCGAATAACGAGGATGGCAGCGCAGCATTTGGAAGATTTGCACAGAGAAAATATGTTGTTAAACAATTAAAAGCGTTTGTCACAACAAATCAAACTATTAGAGATACTGACACTGTTAACTTCAACCTAATTGCCTGTCCAGGATATCCTGAATTAATTCAAGATATGGTTAACTTTAATAATGACAGAGGTGGTACGGCATTTGTAGTCGGTGATACACCATTGAGGCTAGAACCAACAGCAACAGCTCTAAAAGATTGGGGAAGCAATGCTAAACGTGCTCTGGATAACGGAGATCAAGGGCTTGTTACATCAGATGCATATTTAGGAGTATTCTATCCAAGTGGTTATACCACAGACAATGACGGTGATAGAATTGTTGTTCCGCCGAGTCATATGATGTTAAGAACGATTATTACTAGCGATGCTAAGAGTTATCAGTGGTTTGCACCCGCAGGCAATCGTAGAGGTATTGTGGACAATGCCACTGCTGTAGGTTATCTAGACGAGGAAGGTGAATTCAAAACAGTTAGTTTACATCAAGGTTTAAGAGATACCCTATCTTTGCCTACTGTTAGAGTTAATCCTATTGCTACATTCCCCGGTATAGGATTAGTAAACTTTGGTCAATATACAAGATCAGGAAAATCTAGTGCTCTTGATAGAATAAATGTATCCAGATTGGTAGCTTATCTGCGTAGACAATTAGCAGTTTTAGCTAAACCATTCTTGTTTGAGCCCAATGATGAACAAACTCGCAGAGAACTCAAGGGTGCTGCTGAAAGTCTAATGTTAGAACTTGTTGGACAAAGAGCTCTATATGACTTTATTGTTGTATGTGATTCCAGTAATAATACAAGACTGACCATTGATCAAAATGAACTCTATATGGATATTGCCGTTGAACCAGTTAAGGCTGTAGAATTTATCTACATACCTTTAAGAATAAAGAATACTGGTGAAATTGCTGCCGGAGTTTAATAGGTAAATAAGAACAAGGAGCATTTATATGCCAATTGCAAGTTTAAATAGATTTACAGTGCCTTTATCAACTGATCAAAGCGCAGCAACGCAGGGTCTGTTACAACCGAAGCTAAGATATCGCTTTAGAGTGACCTTAGACAACTTTGGTGTTCCCGGCACACCTACTACAGAATTAACCAAACAGGTCATGAATGTAACACGACCTGAAGTTACATTTGAAGAAATAAAACTGGCTGTGTACAATTCAACTGTAAAATTGGCCGGACGTCATAGTTTTGCTGATGCTAAATTAACACTGCGTGATGATGTTACAGGTGCTGTAAGTCGTAAAGTAGGCGAACAGATGCAGAAACAGTTTGATTTCTTTGAGCAAAGTTCTGCGGCCAGCGGCATAGATTATAAATTTAGGATGAGAATTGAGATTTTAGATGGTGGTAATGGTGCCTACGAACCTACAAGTCTAGAAAGTTTTGAACTACTAGGTTGTTTTGTCAAACAGGTTACATATCAAGGAGGTGATTATACCAATAATGAACCTATGGACATTGCACTATCTATAACATACGATAATGCAATTCAATTAAACCGTCCAGGAGGCGATAGATTTGGTCTTGGCCAAGATGTAGGAAGAACAGTTCGAACACTGGCTTTAGGCGGTTAACATACCAACCCCATGATCAAAACCCGATTTAGATCGGGTTTTTTTTCACATAAATATTAGTATGGCAAATGCATTTACAAATTTTTTAGGCAGCGTAGTAGGCGGATTTTTTGATGGCGGTGCTGATATGAAAGATTATCAACATGCTAATCGACTGTATGTTAATAATACCTATGCAAGAGCGCCAAAGGTAGGATTTCTTTATTTTGTGGTTTTTAATATTAATAAAAGTGCAATAATAGATAAAACCTATTTACAAAGAGGCATTAACGACGTAGGCCTTTTGGTTAAAAAGACTGAACTACCTAAGTTTAAAATGCAGACGGAAACACTAAACCAATACAATAGGAAAACTGTTATCCAAACTAAATTAAACTACGAACCCATACAAATAGAATTCCATGACGATAATAGTGATATAACTACAGACCTATGGACAAATTATTATAGATATTACTTTGCAGATGGGACCTATGGCAGTAGGTCGACTTCATTTACAGAACCATTTACAGATACAAAATATGGAGAGAAAGATTTTAGTTACGGCTTGGATAATAATCAAAATCTAAGATTTTTTGAAAGTCTAGACATCTATGTATTACATAAAGGCAAAGGTCCACAGGATTTTACTCATTATAGATTATTAAATCCCTTAATAACTGATTATAGACATGATGATCTAGATCAGGCAGATGGGTTAAAAACGTTACAGAATAAAATGAGTTTAAGTTATGAAGCGGTAGAATATAGAAAAGGCAAGATTGTTAAAAATAATGCACCTGTAGGTTTTACTCCTGTTTATTATGACAATACACCAAGCCCGTTAAGCATAGGTGGAGGCATACCAAATACTCTATTTGGATCATCTGGTGTTATAGCAGGTGCTGCACAGATATTTGGAGAAAACGGAACCTTGTCTCAGGGTAATCTTATTGGTGCTATTTTACAAACAAGAAACTTGGGTAGAGGTATAAGTCAACTCAGTAAAAGCGGAATTCAACAAGAAGGATACAGTATACTAAGAGGAGTTTTAGGAGGTATTAGCTCAGCTGGCGGACAGGCCATAGCTCAACCAGGTGGTATTGCTTCTGCTGCCAACGCAGGATTAAATCAAGCAGGATTTGGTGCATTGGGTAATATAGGAGTAAACCTATTTCGTGACCAAAATGCCAGTATAAACGGACAGACTCGAGCAAATGCAATAAGAACAGGTCCAGGAGGAACCTAATGGCCGATACTTATTCAAATTTACCCGGCCTTGGTCAAATAGATAACAGAACGTTACAGGCCTTTGACACATATTACAGTCAACCTATTGAAATTAAAGTAAGCACTTTGAATACAATGGTTAGTTTTTTCACCAGCAGAGGTTTTGATCAGGTAGCAGCAGAATCTGTGGCTATGATCATAATAAAACAGTCTAAAAAAGATAATCTAAACCCTATGCAGGTATTAGATACTTTGAGAGGATTAGGTGAAGTTGAAATTTCTGCACTAGTAGCAGAAATTATAAACTTTAATAGATTCAAAACAAGTTTTCTTGGTTATACTAGAGGATTCGCAGTCAACGAGGAAATTGCTAGAAATGTTATGCCATGAGTCTAAAATTTTCTAAAGACTTATTTAATATACGGCATCCAGAAAAATACGTAGGCACAAAAACTCCTATCTACAGAAGCAGTTGGGAAATGACCTTTATGCTATTTTGCGATAATAACCCTGCTATTCAAGAATGGGCCAGTGAGCCCGTGAAAATTCCTTATAGAGATCCTCTGACAGGGAAACAGACTGTATATGTGCCAGATTTTCTAATAACTTATATAGATAAAAACAATAAAAAACATGTAGAAATGATTGAAATAAAACCTGCTAATCAAATGATTAGGGAACGAGTAGGCACTAATATATATAATCAAGCACAGTATGTAAAAAATATGGCCAAATGGCAGGCAGCAGGGCAATGGTGTAAGAACAGAGGGATTCGTTTTCGTGTAATAAATGAAAACGATATTTTCCAAAACGCAAAAAAATCTAATAAGTAAAGATATGACTAAAAAATTAGAAGAATTATTGAACTTATCTCCCAGTCACGACGAAGTTTTATCGGATCCTCCCGAAAAGAAACTGCCTGTTATAGATCTACAGGATAAATTGGAAGAATTTGATAAAATAAATGCTGCACTTCCAAAGGTTAAGGGGCTAGGAGATATGAGTGATACTGAATTAGATGCTCTTGCTTCTAAGGCAGAACAGGCCTATGATGACCTTATGGATCTCGGAATGAATGTAGAAGCACGGTATGGTGCAAGGATGTTTGAAGTAGCAGCACAGATGATGAATGCCGCTATAACTGCAAAAAGTGCCAAAATTGACAAAAAATTAAAAATGGTAGACCTACAATTAAAAAAATTAGCCATAGATAAAAAATCAGGCAAAGGTGATCCTATCGAAGGCGAAGGTTATATTATCTCTGATCGTAATAGCATACTGGCAAAACTGCGAAATATAGATAAATAATTGACTATGAAATCATTCAAAGAATATCTTTCTGAATCAAAAAAGCAATATGACTTTAGAGTCAAAGTTGCAGGCGAGATGACTGGTGATCAAGAAACGCATTTAAAATCTTTACTGGAAAAATGGAAATTAAGTGGGTTTAAAAAAGCTACCAAAACTCCTATTCAGCAACTTCCATTAGATTTTCCACAACTAAAAAATGTTGAAGTTAATATCTACGAAGTTACACTAGATTATCCTGCTACTCAATTTGAACTAACAGAATACATAGCAACAGAATTACAGCTAGGTCGTAGTCATGTAGTTGTTAGATCTCCGGCGGAACCTACAGAAGAATATCAAAATATCGAACCAAAACGAGAAGGTGCATTACTCACCGACAGTGAATACAAAGAAGCACCGAATGCCAATTTTGAAGAATTTTACGGAGACAAATATAATTCAGGATTCGTAAAAGAGCTAAATGATTTGCTTAAACTAGAACGCAAGGCTAGAGGTGAGCAGATTCCAACAGAAGGTGCTGCAAAATTTAGCACAGACAATGAAGAAAAACAATCTAGTCTGTTAAAATTCCTAGCACAAGATCTAAGGAAATAAAAAATGCAAATGATAGATGTATTAAAAAGACTTGCCGAGCTAGACGTTCAAAATCCTCGTGTGGCAAGCAATATCCCTGTCCTTAACAAGGTTAATGAATCACAAGTAGATGAATGCGGTATGATGGGCATGGGAGAAATGCATCCGCCTATGCAACCTTCAACTCCTGCAAGTATTAATATGACAGCAGGCAGCGCAGACGAATTAGGTAATCTTCTTAAAGATATTGTTAGTCTAGCAGGAATGAAGTCAGCTGACGCAGCACCTCCTATGGCAGACCCAGCACCAGATGCTAGTCCTCCTCCTGCAGAACCCGAAATGGGTCCTCCAGAAAGCCCTGCAGACAGTATGCGTAGTGTGATAGACAAACTTAATCCTATGGCTGGAGATGATGAACAAGATGGCGCTGACGATGGTGCAGATGACGTTCCTACAAGTCATGGCGACATAGATAACGACGGAGATCATGATATGGACGATCATGATGCAGAAAAAAAAGAAAAATCAGATGAAGAATACGACAACACTCCTGCAGATCCAAATAAACCTCCCCCTTTTGACAGCAATAAAATGAGTAATCAAGACCCTGCAGGTGCTCCTGGCGCAGGTGATAGAATGGACGGTGATCGTCCGAGAGCATTTGCTACTTTTGAAGACCAATTGATGTGGGAATATAAAAAATATATTAGAGGTTAAACTTTAAGGCATAGCCATAATAGCCTCCTAAGAGGCTATTTTTTTTTGTAAATAATGATATGGGAAGCAAAAGTATTGATAACAAGCTGGTAAAGTCTGCTCATACTACGCAGAAATTTACCAATGAACAAATAGAAAATTTATTAAGTTGTGCAGATTCCACTACAGGTCCACATTATTTTTTGAACAATTTTTTTTACATACAACATCCTACCAAAGGTAAGTTGCAGTATGTGCCCTACGAATATCAAATTAGATTGGTTGACAGCTATCATGAAAATAGATTTAATGTAAACTTACTGCCTCGACAAACAGGAAAAACGACCACAGCGGCGGGCTATTTGCTATGGTTTGCCATGTTTATACCAGATAGCACCATACTTATTGCAGCACACAAGTATACAGGTGCAAAGGAAATTATGACACGAATACGATATGCCTATGAAATGTGTCCTGACTTTGTGAGGCCCGGCTGCACCAGCTATAACAAAGAAAGTATAGAATTTGATAATGGTAGTCGTATTATAGCACAAACTACCACTGAAACAACAGGCCGAGGTATGAGTTTGTCAGTATTATATGCAGATGAGTTTGCATTTGTACCTGTTGGCATAGCTTCAGAATTTTGGACATCCATATCACCTACACTGGCCACTGGCGGTAAAGCCATTATAACATCAACACCAAACTCTGACGAAGATCAGTTCGCTTCTATATGGAAAGAAGCTAATCAAAAATTTGATGAATTTGGCAATGAGCAGCGATTAGGAAAAAACGGATTTTTTCCATTTAGAGCACACTGGAGTGAACATCCAGATAGAGACGAAAAATGGGCCAATGAAGAACGTAGCCGTATCGGAGAAGAAAGATTTAGGCGAGAGCACGAATGTGAATTTTTGGTATTTGATGAAACACTGATAAGTTCTATTAAATTAGCCTCACTTGAAGGTAGAGAGCCTATAATGAAAATGGGGCAGTGCCGCTGGTATAAAAAAGTTGATACAAAATTAACCTATCTCGTTTCTTTAGACCCTAGTCTAGGCACAGGTGGAGACTACGCAGCGATACAAGTATTAGAAATTCCTTCTTTTAAACAGGTAGCAGAATGGCAGCACAATCTTACCCCTGTGCAAGGGCAAGTAAGAATACTACGTGATCTTTGTCAATATATAGAAAAAGAATTTACTAAAAAAGGTGTTCAGCCGAGCATATATTTTAGTATAGAAAATAATACTGTAGGAGAAGCAGCCTTAGTTTGTATAGACGAACTTGGAGAAGAAAGTATACCAGGCTTATTTCTCAGCGAGCCTATAAAGAAAGGGCATGTTAGAAGATTTAGACGAGGATTCAACACCACACATCTTAGCAAGGTAGCAATTTGTGCAAAATTAAAGCATCTTATAGAAAGCAATAGATTAGACATAGGATCTAAACCTTTTATTTCAGAACTTAAAACATTTGTAGCAAAACGTCTAAGTTTTGAAGCTAAAGATGGTGCCCATGATGATCTAGTCAGTAGCATGTTATTGGCCTTGAGAATGGCCATGGTACTACAAGAATGGGATCCTGCTGTATATGATAAGATGCGTGAAGAACGTGAGAACGAATGGATCATGCCCATGCCTATATATGTAAACACCTTTTAAATAAATAACTTATTATGAAAGCCATACAAATAATTTCACAGGATCTATTCGATAAGGTTAGATCTAGATTTAGTAATTTAGAAATGGGCGACGAAACCGGCGCTGTAACAATAGATCCTGCAGAAGCACGTTTTTTTGATTTTGATTTTGTCGTAGAAGATTTTGACCTGGGTAGAGTTAGTATAAGTCTAGCTGATTTAGGCAGTCTTAAAATTTACTACAGTCAAGGAATAACAGAAAATCAAGACGATAGTGCTAAGAAATTTTGGTATGATTTTTTAAAAGAAATGAGACAATTTGCCAAGCGTAGGCTGCTTAGATTTGACACAAGAGATATCGCAAAGACCAATCTTGATAAAAACGATTTTCAACACCTAGCCACTACGCAGCCTCCAAAGGAACAAGATATGACCACAGTAGCAGAATCTAGATGGACAGATAAAAGCACGAAAAAAACCAGTCGTGCTGTAAAAGGACGCACACAGGTCGTGGTTAGACACACACAGTCTATGGAAGATGTTCATGCAAGTTTACGTAGTCATCCTAAAAACATCAAGGCAATCTTTATAGAAAATTCAGACGGAGAACGTTTTAAATATCCTTTCATACACCTAGAAGGTGCATTCGCTATGGCGCAGCATGTTGAACACGGTGGTATTCCACATGATCCAGCAGGTAAGGCAATCATACGCATGAGTGAACAAATTGCACAGTTAAAAGAGTTTCAACGTTCAGTTCAACGCACACAACTGCATGACGATGCAATGGGAATAACAGAGAGGGCTGTAGGCCGGTTACAGGAACTAAAGTCACAGGTTAGAGCACTAGGCAAAAGACACTACTACGAATCATGGATATCAACATTTGACGAATCTCAATATAACGATTTACAAGAGCTCGACCCTGTGACCATGGAAGAATACAAACAGAAATTTACTCAAACTTCCTTTCACGATGAACTAACAAATTTATTCCCCCTAATACACAGTATCATGCAGGAAAAAGTAGACCTAGAAGATTATGTAGGGGAAGAACTAAAAGGCAATCAAAAAGAACTAGACACAGATGATGATAACGACATAGACGCTACAGACTTGGCCAATCTTCGTAAGCATAAAGCAGCAGGAGAAAGCATAGAAAACTTTGAAGAATGGGCAACTGCATTAGAAGAAGGAACAATTACTCCAGATCAACTACAAGCATTAAAAACAGAACTAGAAGGATTGGCACAATCTGGTCAAAAATTAGATTTTAGCACAGCACAGGAATTTTTTGAAAACTTCGGAATTAATGATCCTCAATTGGCACAAGATTTTAAAGCACAGGCAGAACTAGATCCAAGCGAAAACCCATTAAAAACATTTAAAGATTGGGCAGCAGAATCTTACCCAGATCTGCTGGCCCCACTAAGCTCTGTATTGCCTAAAGATGAACCGGCTGTAGAAAATGATGATAGTCAGTGGACCAATAACGTGATGAGTAATTTAAGTGAAGATAACATGAGCGAAATCTATCATCGTGTGGCAGAAATGATTAAGAGTAGATACAATCAAGATAACCCTAATGTCGGTCCTTTCAATGGTCAAGAAGGAATTCTATTAGATGTTGAAAAAGAAATTAAAGAAAAGTATGGTGAAGAAGTTGGTCAACATGCTAGACAGGTAGCAGAAAAGTTTATGGAAAGACTTACTCAAAATTGGGCAGCAAAGCACAAACCTGCTGTTATGGGTGAAAAAGACAACGAAGGAACACCCCACAGTCACCAGGCGCAGACAACATTGAAACATTTGAAAAATAAGACCTACGGTGATCGTGCCGATGCTGCTAACATTAAACCTGGGGTTAAAGGTTTCAAAGATCGTTACGATATGTTACAAAGAGCCAAAGACACGGGTAACCTCAAAGGTGACGGAGACGTTGAAGAAGCCAAATATCAAAAAGTATCGGCACAACAAAAGTTTAAAAACTCTATGAAACGTGCCGGATATGACATGGATGCTGGTGCTAAAAGATTACAAGATCTTTTAGACAAGCAGAAAAAAGAGCGTGAAGAAAAAGAAAAGAAAGATATGGCGGAAGGCGATAGTGGAGCAAAATATAAAGTAAAATCTATTGGTAAAGATAGTAAAGGTGATTACTATATGAGCCCAAGCACTGGTAAAAAAGTATATAAGTCAGGAGTGAATAAAGGTGATCACGAAAATCCTAAAACAGGTGAAATAAAGAAAGGTGTGGCGGAAGGCGCCAAATGGCGTAAACACCCAGACGCATATAATGTAGATGATGAAGGTAATAAAACACCTCGTAATCCTAATAGTCCTAAGTTTGGTTACGATCCGCTTCAACGCAGAGCAGATACAGCAAATGATGCTAAAACTTCTAGAGGCAAAACGGCAGCACTAAAAACTTCATTGAAAATGGCTCAAGGAAACAAAGGTGTGGCGGAAGGCTTAGATCCTGCTTTGGACCAACAATTGACCCAACTTGCACGGGATCCAGATTTTGACGCAATCTATGATGCATTAGGTAGAAACGATGCCTTGGGTGCAAGACTACAAGATATGGCTCAAGATATTGCTATGGATTACCGACTACATATGGATGATGATATAGAAAGAATTATTGATATACTTGCAGACAGATTGGAACATGATTACGGAGAAGGTGTGGCAGAAGAACGAACCGAAGTCAAAGACAAAGAAGGTAAAGTTGTAAGTTGGAGAGATGAGGGTGAGTGGAAAAAAGTCCCAACTAAGAAAGATCCTCGTGGCAAAGTAACTAATCTCAGCGACAAGGCACGTAGAGAAACTGAAAAGATGAATCCCGTTAAAGAAGAAATGGATAGAATTCTTGAACTGTGTGGAGTTAAAAAATAATTTGGCAAGATATAAAACAATGGCGAATAGAGATAACTTCAGT